GGGATGATTCCGTCTTTTTGTGATTTGTTATCCGAATATCCTTCGGCAATAACAACAACCGATCCACTTGGGATGCTCAATCCCGATGTCAAATTTACGGGGGTGTTAATTTGTATAAGTTTCATATTTTTATGTATAAATAAATCTTGTTGTGTTTGGCATTCGTCCATTCAATCTTGACCTCAATGTTGATTGTGTTAAGTTATACAAGTCACTTACTTCTTTTGCACAAGAATAGTAAACTCCCGTATAGGTATCTAAAACAACTTTTGCTTTTGGGGCACCTCCATAAGATCGTGCTTTTGATAATTTATTCCTGGTTTCTTGCGATGCGATTGTCCCTTTTTTTGCTTGGCTTAATTTTGGATATTTTTTGCCAATTCTACTTATTGCAATTTTATTCCTTGATTCTTGTGTGTGTTTTTTTCCAAAAAAGGCATTTTTTTCACCCCATAAATCACGATTTTTTGCCGCTATTCTAATTGCTTCTAATGCTGCACCTGTGTATATTCTCCCCTTTGAACTTGATGCGGTTGGGCATAGATTGCAACACCATTGATTCCCAAAATGCTCATCAATATATCTTTGTTCAAGAAAGTCCAAATGTTCATTTCTGCAATGCACAATTATTTGAAATTTAAACATGCCGTATTTGTTTACAATGGCTTGAATTTTTGGGTTTCTATGTTTGTTTTTAGATGCTGATTCTTTGTGCGTACCTTTTCTACGCTGTAAATCAACGGCTTGACCATAATAATAATAATCATTATTGTCCCAATACAAACGATATATTCCGCCTTTATTCATTAATGCAAATCTACCCAAGAACTTCCATTATATACACACAATTTCAATGTAGTTATGTCCATTACTACCAATCCCGTGGCAGGTGATGCAATGGCGTTCTTTTCCGTTGTTGTCATTCGGGGTGGTAGGAATCCACGAGTTGTGCTGCCTATCGCAAAAATGGCACTTGCGTAGGTCGTTGTATCACCCACCCCAACTTCACCCGTTGATATAGATAATGGACTTGTTCCCGCATCTGTCCTAACATTTCGTAAGGCACTATCAATAGAAGGTGAATTGTTTATACCGATATATCCATTATTACCACCAAAAACAAGTGAATTGATATTTACCTTCAAATCGTCAGTTACAGTTATCGCCGAAAACCCCGAACTATTCTGCACCAAAAGCGATGTAGTGGCGGATGTTGAGCCACTGCCTTTTATTTGTATAGTTGATGTCGGTGCATTCGTACCAATACCCAACCTATTATTGGTATCATCCCAAAACAAGTTAGACGCATCACTTGCAAACGCACTTCCATCGCTGAATTGAATTGCACCCGCTACACCGCTTGGGTTTGCTGAAATACTAATATCACCGCTACCCAAAAGCGAAGTGCTGTTAATGGTTTTTATATTCGTACCGCTAACTAGTGTAGCCTGTTTAGAATCTAACTGAGTTTGAATTGCCGAAGTTACCCCATCTAAATATCCGAACTCTGTAGAACTTACTACACCTGCACCAATGTTAGCCGCATCTATTGCCATCGGCATATCTGCAGCATCTAAAATATTACCCGCAGTTACTAGCCCTTTCGCGTCGTATGTGATCTTGGTTTTTGTAGCTGCAACGATTGCAGTGTTTCCTGTTACCTTAGCATTTAAAGCATCCTGCTGCGCGGTGCTCACTGGCTTGTTAGCGTCGCTGGTATTGTTGACGTTGTCCAACGCTAAAGCAGTCTTTAAAGCAGTCGGACTAATTTTTTTAGTAGTATTCGCTGACGTGTCTACAATCGGCAGAACGTCTAGGCTCGTGTCTACCGTTACAATCGCGGTTAACTCGCTAATTTTTTGATTAGGCATAGCCCAAAATTACGAAGCCCCGCCGTCTATTGTGTTAACAAATTACGGATGAGCTGCAATAATAAACCACTGTGTACCGTCGCAAATAATAGTATGCGAATCGTAGTTTGTATTTAAAAGGAAGTGATCTGTGCCGTTTATATTTTCTCCAGTGGCTGCGTTAATCCTAAAGGTATGGGAAGACCCAGACTTCACGAAGTAATATTTTTTCCCTTTCTGTGTAGCTACAGCAGGCAAAGTAAGTATAACAGAACCGCCCGCAGTATTTCCAATGTGCCCCTCAAAGTTTGTATCCAGTGAGCTCGTGCCTGTGGTGTAAGTTTTAAAGGTGCCGTGTTCTTGTAGGTGCCACTCCATTTGCTCGTTGGCCAAATCATACTGTACCATTACCTCGTACTGGGTATTCACTGTTGGCACTGCAGAAGGCGCGCCGTCTGCATCATTTACCAAGTGGCTCAGAACTAGGTCAGGCGTGCGCTGCACCTCGTCGTTTAATTTCCCGATTTGGATATCTTGATAATTTACGCGATCCTTTAAACCATTACCCAAACGCAAGCCCTCGCCTGTGGAAGTTAGCCCAGTGTAAATTGGAACCAAGCCCAACCACTCACCGCTCCACTGCTCAGACATTGCAGAGTAAACTCCGCCGTTAAATATCCATTTAAAGCTATCAAAAGAAAGCGACTTAATAGCCGTCAAAGTTCCCGCATCCACCCAAGTGCCTTGTATTACTGGCACAAAATCGCGATACAATCCTGCAACGCCTTGCCCTAGCATTGCCGTAGGTGATCCGTGCGTCACTGAATCCCAACCACCATACCAATCGTCTGCAATAACGTCAGCCGTGCCATTGTTAGCCAAAATATTTCCCGTTCCGTATTTACTATTTGAATAGTAATATTTTGGATTTAAAATAATAGGCGTTGAATTTAAAGCGCTGTTGGTGCCTGGGTTAAATACTTCTGTAATGTTAAAAGTAAAGTCCGGGTTATTGTATGGGCTAGCGTCTGCAAATGCGATTTGTATAGCACCCCAATAATCTTTTTCGAAAACGTCTGGCGGATTTTTTGGAATACCGAAAATATTAAACCTATTTTTAAAAGCTTTCACTCCATAAACTAAAACATTTAAAGTGTCAAATCCCGCGGGCGCTGTGCTCACTTGTTTGTCAAAAACAAAACTTGTCCAGGTCGTGCTTTGATCTGTCTTTATATCCTCGTTAAATATTGGTATAACTGCACTACTGTACCAAAAATAATTGCGGCGGTCTAATACCATTTTATTACCTGCCGAATCGGTTAGCCAAATTTGTATAGATACCCTAGTTAAATCTTCTGCGCCTGAAGGCGAGCCGCTAAATATATGACGTTGAAACTTTAATGCAAACCTTATACGCATCGGTGCAACGTCTGGCGTGGAGCCTGTAGGTATTCCAGTAAACGCCCCGCTTAAGGTCGTTGTTGTTTTGTTGTTATAGCTTCTATAAACTCCTGTATTTAGAGTTCGCTCTGTATCTATTTGCACATACTTAGCCGCGGGTTGATAGCTCATTGATGGCTTGGCCTGCCATTGCGGACGTGTAGAAGTTGCGCCCAAGGTTACGGCGTGTGTATAGGTTCCCGTTCCAATGTACTGCAACGTATAACTGTACTGCCTATAACTTACCGTTGAGTCTAAATACTCAGCAACTGAAACCAACCAATAAACGCCAAGCTCATGAATAAATTGACATTGCAGTATTTCGCAAATCTGCTTGATTGCTTCTTTGCAACTAACCATATTTTCGCTAGCATATTGGAAAGCGTTAACATCGCTCGCGGTTAAATCCTTAAAAGCATCGTAACCCGTTACAAAAGTATTGATGTCAACCTTAAGCAGGTGGATACCTTTAATACTTGCATCGCTAGAGTAAGGGCTAACTGCATCACGTAGGTAATCCGTCTGCGTTCCGTTTATAACCCAATATTCTTTTAAGCCTAGCAAGTCTAAGCTCTTCCTGAATAGCTGCGATATTTGTATCTTGCCATCGGTGAACCAATCAGCGCTTACTTTAAATCCATCCAACAACTCCAACCCATCAACAGCGCCCAAAGAAATAACAGGCTTACCTTCGATTGCCTCACGCAAAAAAGTCATTTGATCAGCAATTACTCTGCCGACGTGCTGAAGTACTGAATCTTGATAAATTAATACGGCCCAATACTGCTCATTATTTGTGGCAAGGTTTTTAAAATCTGCCAATACTGTATTATTCGGCATTACCCAGTGCGAAGTAGATCGCGAAGAACGAATAGGATTCTCAAAAAATTTACTGCCTGAGCCGTCCCTATTTATTTCGTATCCATTTTCTGCAAGTAATAACTCCGTTCCACCTGCACCCGAACCGCTCGGCGCGTCCCAAATTTCCACCTTATGCAAGGCCCCTGTAATTGAATAAAAACTACCGTAGTATTTGCGTGCCATCTTATCCTCTGCTAGAGTCTCTATTATATCGTTCCAAAACTATTGCCAAATCCCTGCCTTGTATCGAAGTGCTTGCTACAAATCCACTGCTGTCGTTTGTCTTTAACATTCCTTTCAACTTATCAAGTGGTGCAATTACTTCAGGGTTAGAACTCGCCCCGGGATATTCACCCATAAGTCCGAGCGTTGGACCGCTAACTATACCACCATCCGCAAAGGCTGTAACGTTAGGACCCGCTTTTAAAGTGTTTCTTACAACTGCTGCCCCTGCCATCAATGCAATACCTGCCGCAATCGCAGCTGCAGGGTTAGCAACAATTAATTTTTTAAAGGCATCCGTTGCAATCGCGGTAGCTACAATAGCTTTACCTAAAGTTTGCATAAATCCCGCAATGGCACCTAGCATATTTTTACCGAAATTTTTGCCCGCGTCCTTGTCTCCTGTTGCAACGTCTGCCAGAAGTTGCGCCATGTTCTCAGCCGTTTGCATTTGTAACTCGGCAAAGGCTGCATTAACAGCGGTTAAAGCTTCCTCTGTTTTGGCCGCCCATTCTGCCGTTTTAATTGAACTAGCATTTAATGCGCTTGCGTGTTGTTGAAAGCTTGCACTGTTGCGGTCCGCCATTACCTTAATTGCATCGCTAACCTCTACAGTGGTAGCAACAACTTCAGGGCCTTCTTCAATTATATCTGTAAATAAAGGCTCGCTTCTTATGTCATCCAATACAGGCGGGATCTTGTCAAGCTCGGCCAATACGTCGGCCATTGATTGCTTTACTATTGGGTCAACTGGAGCCAATAAACTGCCGCCTGTATTCTTTGCGGTGAGCTGCTCAGTCTCTTTAATAACCGCTTTGGTAATCTTTATTTTTTCCTTGCCTACTACTTTAGTCGCTTCGATTTCATCCAGTGCGAGCGAGTGCACTTTATTTTGATAAGCTTCGTTTAAAGTTGTGCGAACTTGTAGGCTTTCCTTTTCGTATTTTTTACGAACTTCAGCCTGTTCTGCGGCGCCTCTAGTTATTCTTAACTCATCATCTTGACGCCTAGCAATCAAGTGCATTGCATCAATGCCCGCCTGTTTGTATAATCCTTTTTGAGTTTCTAGGCTTTTGCGTTTTAAATCTAAAATAAACTTTTCGCTTTTTCCCTCTGCTTTTGCTGTTGCAATCGCAAGCTCCAAACGGCGCTCCTCAATTTTTATTTTCTTTTCGCCGTTAGATAGCAGCTCGCTTTGTGCTTCTTTTAAACGCTCAATATTTTTTTCAACTGCTGCAGTCTCTGCTGCAAGTTTACTTAGCAAGTATCCAACCGCTGCAATGGATGCCGTTAGGATTACCCAAGGCCCTGCCGCTAACGCTAAATTCATTGCCCTAGTTGCTACGGTTGCGCCGTTAGTTGCTGCTGTATAAATGCTAGTAGCCGCTGCGCTTAGTCCTTGTCGCACTGCGCTTTCTGCCTGCAGCGCATTACCTACCGCAGTCAATCCGTTGACGATTGCCATAGCAGATTGCAGCTTAACCATTGCCTCCTGCAAATCCTTTCCGCCCAAGCCTGCTAATTGCATAGCTCCCTGCATCGCTCCAAAGGCTCCCGCCGCCGCCTGCACTCCACCTAGTACAGCATCTAGTCTACGCGTATCGCTTGCGAAGTATCCAACTTCTGCACGCGTGTCCGCGATGCTGTCCTTCATGCGGCCCGCCTGTTTAATTATTTCGTTGGCAACTTGGGCAAACTCTGGACCTAACGCCCGGGCTTCCATTGCTAATTGGGTTAACTGCCGCACGCTTCCCATCGTTGGGTTACGCGTAGCAATAGCCGCCAAACGTTCCTCCATCGACTTCGCCGACTTGGCAACCTCGGCGCTCATTTGGTTGCTGCTCTTTTGTACTATCGCAATAGCCTTGTTAAAACCTTCGCGCAGTTTCTCAATGTCGGCGCCTATAACAATATTTAAACTTTTAGCCATTAGATTATAATTTTATCACCAGTTTCTAAAAGCACAAAGTCCCCACTTTCCAAAAGCAAATCAAACTCAGGAAGCGGAGCCGTATAAATATAATTAAGCAAATAGTCTTGGCTAATTTGGTATAACCCCGCAAACGCTGCCGTATCGTCCGCTGTGTGATTCTCGCCGTCGTATTCAATTACTTGCACGTAAGAATCGTTATAAGTATCTGGAGTGCTAGCGTCATCAAACGCGACCCGAACCTGCGCAGAAAGTTCTACAGCATCCGCAAAGCTTGTAGCATAAACATTAACTTGCACCCGTGCAAACTCTGTGCGACTGTGGCCGCTGTTGGTTGGGTTGGCTGCAATGGAAACAAGGTTGTAACTGATCGCGGGAAATGCTGACTCTTGCGGGATTCTAACGGGGTTTATCCGCGTGCCTACTAACGAAGTGACCCCCGCCGCATTGCTTAAAATTGAATAGACTATTTTTATAGGGGCGCTCATGCTTTCGCGTCTGGGGTTAACTTATCAAAGACATGCGAATATAACTTTAAAGCGTCGTGAATAGATAAGTAATCGGACTGCTCCCAAGGAAATGTTAACAGACGTTTGGGCTCTATTGGTTTCTTTAAGTGCGGGGCCATACCCGTAGCAACAGCCCAGCGGGTTATTTCCCATTGGTTTCTATACTGTTGCTGCTGAGCCTCTCGCATCCCTTCCAATTTCAAACGCCAAAAGCGAGGCGTAGACTTTAAAAAAGCCTGCTCGCTTAGCATCATTTCGCCGTAAGCAATGCGCTCAATCTTGCGCCAAGTTAGCGGGGCGCCGTCGCCCTTGGCAGTTACTCCCCCGTTGACTCTTCAACAGGTGCAAAAAATTCTGTTATTGCTGCGGTGAATCCTTCCAACGCTGGGCTAATATCTTGAAACTTTTTAATGGCCGCGCCTAACTTTTGCACCGTTGGATAAGGCGTCTTTTTATCCTGGGCCTCGTAGCCCTCCAATATCCCGTAAAACGCGCAGCTCAAAGCAAAATCCATAGACTTTGCCAAGTCCTTTTGCAGGTTTAAATCTGCAAAGGTTTCCATACCTGCAACTTCCATAATGTTGCGCAGGCTGTTCATGTTAAATAAAAGGGGATGCTCAGCACCCCCAATTTTTATTGTAGTGCTCATGGCACAAATATAATACTATTAGGCAACAGTGCCAATAGTCAAAGCGCCAGACCCCTGCAAGGTGCCAGTCCAAGTTGCTTTGTCGTTGTTAGGTGCGCTAAGTGACAAGCTAGTAAAGAAAGCGGTACCGCTATATTTTTCGTCGCCTGTTACGTTTGAGCTCATTACAATAGTCAATAAAGTACCTGCTAGCAAATCGGTAGCTAAGTCTTTAAAAGATTGTTGAGTTGCTCCAACGCTAGAGTCATCTTCAAAAATTGCCTCCACATTTAGCGTGTAGCCATACTCGCCGGCAATAAATTCCTTTGCGCCTGCGCTGTCTTTACTTGTAACGTCGATCATATCCTTAGAAATGTCGAGCGAGTTAGATGTCGCGTTAGCGATTTTTTTAAGTGTGCCGCTCACATCTTTATAGATGCTTATGAGCGTGCCGTTTACTGGTCCAGTAGTTGCCATGATTATTTGTATATTAAGTTATTTTTCTTTGCTAATTTGGCTAGGATTTTATCCACGCCGTTTATAATTCCGTCCGTTACCTTGCCCGCGTTTTGATCTAATGCCGGGCGCATAAATGGGCGGGGTTCAATGATGCCAGTATAGCGGCCTGTCTTTCCTTGTATACGTTCAACAGTGCCAAATTCAAACATTGGGCCAAGGTAATTATTTTCGTATTCCTTACGCAATCCTATTAAAACCTTTGTTTTGTTATCCTTATCCTTGCCAGTGATAAAGCCGATTGATGCCGCCAAGTCTCCGCTATCTTTAGGCGCTAAGTTCTTTGCACTATTAATTATTGGTAATGCCTGAGCTTTGAGCATGCGCTGAAATTCGGGGTTATCTATTTCGACCCCCATCGCTTTTAAGGCGTCTATAACCTCGGCAATATTTTCAACGTTCTTTGTCACTCTGTTAGTTCAGTTTGCAACTTCAAATATAAATTGCGTGCTAGGTTTGCAATGTTAACAATGTTATGATTAAGGCCCGCGTCAACGATTCTATGCTTCACGCTTACCGCTGAATTATAGCGGATTGTGTAGTAAACGATTTGCTTATGCTCTCTGCGGTCCGCATTCACTTGCTCGCTTCCGCTTTCCTGTTCTACGCGCTGAGCCCAAGCTGTTGCGTATTCGGTCCACGTTTGTAATTTCTCTCCTGTATTGGCGTCGATAGTTTCCGCATAACTCTGCAGGCTTACCAATACGTCCATAGATCCCGCTTGCATTATAGTATAATTTGGATTTTGTAAGGGTCTAGCAAGTACTCGAAGCCTAAAGATATTTTGCTTTGGATGGTTCCAACTACTATCGCATTCCTGTTATCGTAATACTGACCGACTAAAAGCAAAGCGGCGTGTTTAATTGCCATTGGAAAAATAGTATCGGGGTCAACGCTTGCGGTTCCCACTGGATTAAATCCCTCAGATACTTCAATAATGTACTTAATTGTATCGTCAGTAATTGAGTCGGGCGCGGTATTGATGAAGATATTTCGTGAGTAGTTGCCCATTGGGTCAGGCGCTACTATCCAATCACTGCCTGCAAATGCCGTCACCGCTTGGCTGCTGTTTACATAGCTCACAGAGTTAACAGCCAACACGCGGCTATTTACGCGCAGATAATTGCCAGAAGGTATATTGAGGCCGTTAACGGGATTGATTAGCGCAGGCGAGCCCGTAAAGCTATCAAAGCCATATTTAGCCGTTCCCTTCTTAATCGAGTAGCCTAAGTAATTGCTGCAGGCGTCAACGGCCATACTGATAAGACCGCTAATATAACTGTCGTCATCGGAAGCCGTAACGCGCAAATGCTGCTTAGCGTCGGCCAAACTTAAATAGTCTGTGGCTACATTTGCAAAGGCTGTGTATCTTCTTGATTTAAACATTATTCGGCGTCTAATTCGGTCTCTGGGTTAGTCGGTTTCTTTTTGGTCTTAGGTGCAGCTACAACTTCAACAGCCCCAGCCTCAAGTAATAACTCGGCTTGCTTTGTTTCAATGTCTACCACTTCGCCCAAGTTGTAACTTAGGTTAAATATTCCTGTTGGATTGATCAAAAATTTTACTAACATTTGGCCCGTGGGGGGTGCAGTCAAGACCCCCCGCAGCACTCGGACTTTTACGCCCCCGAGCGGGCTAGTTGTTAAGCTACGATGTCCTTACAAACTGCGAAGGCAGTAGGCTGCAACAAGTTGCAATCTAAGTAAGCATTCAATACAACGTTAGTCAAGCCAGCAGTTGCACCAGAATAAGGGTCTACTGTCAATTCCATGCCACCCCAGGAGCCAATAGCCATTTTAGAAAAGTCTCCAAAAATCATTGCAGACAAAGTGCTGCTAGAACCTTTAGACAAATTGCTAGGTACCAAAGTTGAAGTAGCTACGTTGTAACCGTTCAATTCAGAACCACCTGCAGGCCAAATGAAGTTACCTTCAACGCCTGAAGCTTGGCGAGGAATAGTTTGCAAAGCGGCTTTTACTTTAGGGTTAGTCAAGTAAGCAACACCTTCGCCGTTTGCATTTTCTACAGCCTTCATCAAGTTAACAACGTCAGCCCAAACTGGAGCGATTCCGTTAGCGTTGGTTGCGTTTGAAGTTGCGCCACCTGCAAAAGTTACGTTTACGTTAGCATTTGCAATGATACCAGTAGGCTCGTTAGATCCACCACCTTTGATAGCAGCAGTTTCCAAAGATTGAGCCATGGCGTTAAGCAACCAGTTACGCACGTAAGCGTCGATTGAGTTGCTAGATTGCAACATCAACTGGTTTGATACCTGAATGTAAGCGGCCAAACGCTTAGGGCTGAAAGTAATTTTGCTGAATGCGGGGCTCTTTTCAGTAGCAGTTCCATTTTCAGTGTTCCAACCTGCAGAAGGCACAGTTGAAGCTGTTGGCATATCCAAGTTACCAACCAATCCAGACAACTGCTGTACGCCTAAACCGCGCAATACTGTCTTTGGCAACAATACATCAATGATTGAACCAACAGAAGTTTGAACGTTTACTCCACCTTCAGAACCAGAAGTACCGCCAGTAGCAGACATATCACGCTTAAATACTTCAGAAGGGATTTTCATAGAGTGAGCGCTTACGCTTACACCGCTACGCTGGTATTCGCTAGAAGCTAAGGCAGAAAATTCACCTTCAACACCTTCGCGACGGCCGGTGATGGCCATTTCCATTGCGCGCTTGAAGCTGTAATCTTTAGCCATGTTTGACTTTTCTTTCTCTTCGCTACGGCTTGCGCTGTGGCCTGCTGCTTGAGCTGCAAGGTTTTGCAATTTCTCTAAGGTTTCAACCTCTGCTTTGATCGCGCCCAAACGAGCCTCGATTTCGCTTAAGCGGTTAGTTTCATTGTCTGCCATTGAACGCGCTTCACGCTCGATGGTTGACTGCAAGGTAGACAATTCGCCGAGCAAACGTCCACGCTCTTCTTTTAGGGCTTTAATTTTATTCATGATTTTTGTTTTTTTTAATAGTTTGTATATCTAGCTAAAGCAAGTTTCAAAATATCTGCGCTGACTTGGCTTTGTTTTGCGGCTTCAATCTCTAGCTCTTGGTCTCTTATTGCTGCAATGCTGCGAGCGTCTGCTTCTGTATCCTCGTAAGCGGGATAAGTTACAGGGCTCACGTCGTATAGATCCTCAATCATTGTAATTGAACGCTTGCCCATACTGCCGTACTTTTCGGACTCGCTCCAGTTCTGCTCTTTGATTGTAAAAGCAAATGAGCTTTGCGTAATGTCTCCGCGCATAATAGAACGCACAACGCTCATATGCGTAGGGTTCTCGTAATCTGGAACCCAAGTATATTCTAAATTTCCGTCGCCATTTACAAATACTCTGCAAGTGTCTGCCTTAGTGCGGCCCAAAATTAAATCGGCTTCGTGATTAAATAAACAACGGATATCGTAATCTTTACTTAAAGCATTGTCAAACGCCCCGGCCATTATCACCTCCTCAAAATATCCGAGGTCAGTTACCGAATTAATAACGGCAGCGATGCCTCCAATTTCTTTTGGCATGCCTTCGCCGTCTGCTCTGGTGTGGACGGTGCCCGTAAATGTGCGCCTTTCTTGTTTCATTTTAATTTATTGTTTGGTTATTTACGCCCTCGGGGTTATTGTTTTTGTCTGCGGTCGCCATAAGGTTTGCAATCTTGGCATCCATATACTCGTTGATTTGACTGCTAGGCATTAAGTTGGCTTCAATTAAATATTCGTCACCACCATCAAACGCGTTAACATCCTCATAAACCCGCGCCTCGTTACGTGAAAGCCAGCCGCCGCGAATGCCTTTATTGTAATAGTCTGCGCGCTCATTGGCGGAGGCTCTCAATAGTGAGTTGAAATTGAATTTAAAGTAATATGTAAGCTTGTCATTTTCTGTTAGCAACTTGCGCGCTAGTTCCTGCTCGATGTTTATAGCGTAGCTCATTAGAGTTCGCGCGTAAAAATCTTGGTACTCCTGCTCAACGCTGGACTTAATGCCTGCCGTTGCGCCGATCATAGAAGCGGGCACTCCAAAGATTCGTGCGATTTCCTCGCTGCTAAATTTACGAGTCTCCAAGTACTGTGCCTCTTCAGGGCTTAGGCTTAATTTTTCCATCTTGATTCCGTTAGGAAGCACAGCGCTACGGCTTGCCCCGTCTATAACATCGTCGAGGGATTTTTTCAAAGGCCCTGCTTGATCTATTTTTATTTGGGCGTCTGACGTTAACAAAAATTTCAATACTCCATTTTTATAAACTCCCGCGCTCTGGCTAATTGCTGCCAAGTCAATACCTAAAGTTTCCGCATGCAATACTACAGGGCTTAAACCTACTAGCGGATTATCGCCACACATTCCTTTAAAGTGTAGCATTTCAGTAGCAGGGATCATGCCCGGGTATCCTGCCAGTGTAACCTTGTAAAACAAAAGGCCGTCCTGCATAACAGGGGTAACGTACTGCGGCGCGATTGGGTGCAACTCTATGCCGATGTTTCGCACATCGCGATTAATAAAAGCGTATGCGTTGCCAGTTAGTGCTAGGTGGCTAGTCATGTACTTGGTAAAATCGTATTTAGTTTGATAGGGATTCGGCTCGTTAGTTAAAGCTGTGGCGTAGTGGATTATAATTTGATCCCTGTTCTGCCCGTCATCTTTATACAATTTCAAACCAAGCCCCGCGATTCCATCCGCAATAACTCTAACGCAAGCGTGCACGGATGCAATGCTTAGCGCCGTTGTATTATTTACGGCTTGGCCGCTTTTGGTTTGATAGCCAAAAATATTGTTTAAGGTATTTACAAACCAGTCTGCGGGTTGCGTTAGCATTGACCGCTTTTCTGTTTTCCGTTCCCAAAAT